CTACCGCCGCTGGCGTGACCGGGTGTTCGCTAACGAACTCCTGAAAGCCGAAGCTACTGGCGCTGCCAGCAGTGAGTCCGGCGGTTACTACCTGCCCGGTGGTAAATCCAAAGGTGAATCCGGTGGCACCCTGGGCGTGACCTACGCCGAAGGCGAGTCCGCCAAGTTTGACGTCACCACTGACCTTCTCGAAGTCGTCAAGGATATGCGTAAGCGCAACGTCCCGACCTTCGCTGATGGCTACTACCGCTGCATCGTGGATCCGACCGCGATGATGCATCTGCGTCAGAACTCTGACTTCCGTGAAATTGCCCGTTACCCCGGCAGCGGAATGATCAATCCGATGCAACCCAACGCAGCCCCCAACGCCAACTTCTACCAAGGCATGGGTCCTGCATACGGTCAGGCTGGCTTCGTTGCTGGTCAACCCGTGATGCCAACTGGCTTCCTCTTCGAGGGTGTCCGTTGGTTCGAGTCCACCAACCTGCCCGAGACTTCCTACAACCTGGTCGTCACCGACAAGGCTGCTGGTGCTGCTGATTACAGCGCTTCCCAGCTGGTCTTCTTCGGTCCTCAAGCCGTAGGCGTGGGTATTGGTGGTAACAACGCCCAGATTCTGCTGAACAACAACGATGACTTCAGCCGTTTCATCATCATGATCTGGAGCTTGTTCGCCGGTTTTGAAGTACTGAATAAGGACTTCATCACGGTTGGTTACTCTTTCGTTTACTGATAGGAGGTAACTAACAATGTCCGTGATTTTCCCCGGTAACTATGTAGCAAACCTGAACGCTTATCGCGGTCAAGGTGTGTTTGCTGTCCCTGGTATTGAGTTTTATCAGGTTCGTGGCGTCGCCATCGTCGGTTCTGACGTGTCTGGCTCCACCACTCTGAATCCCGAGATTCAGTCCCCCGACCTGCGTCAGGATGACAAGCCTCGTCTGAACAAGGCTCTGACCGTCCCTGCAGGCGCCACCGTCTATCGCACTGCGATTCAGACTGTGAACCTGTCCACTTCCGGCACTAACGCTGCTTCTGTCTCTGGTCTGACGACTAGTACCGCTGCCGCTTCTGCCGTTGCTTCTGGTGGTGCATTCCCCGCCTCTGGTGATGTCTCTGGCTTCACTGGTCTGAGCGGAATTGGTACTTCTTCTGAGTCCAGCGAAGCCGCCATCACCGTTTCCGCTAACACGCTGAACATCGTTGACCCCGCCGACACCGCAATGGTGATCGTTGAGGTCTGCTATTTCATCGAAGGCGCTGCTCCTTCTACTGACGATGTGAGCGTCCCCTACAAGACTGAATCCGGTTCCGGATACTGATCTTAAGTAGATAACTAAGGCCCCCATTTGGGGGTCTTTTTTTATGGCTATACTGGGGTAGTGTAGTCAACATAGACATGAGTAATTTATTCCAAGATAAAAACACAGGAAAACTGGTTGAGTTTATCAATAAGCACGACAAAGAATACGCAATGGTGCGTGACGCTGGCGGAAACATTACCTACGTGAACATTGAATCACTCGTGCCCTACGACAAAGAGAAAGGTCGTCTTACTAAAGTTGCAGCTCCTCAAGTGGCTCCTGAGCCTGAGGAAAAGCTGCCTGAAAGTGTGGTTCCTGTTGAAGATACAAGGTTGAATTTGAACACTGCACCCGCCGAACAAATTGCTAAACGCCTGCCTGGTGTTGGATATGCAACTGCAAAACGTATCGTTGAACTGCGTATGTCTCTGTCTGGAGAGCGTTTTGCAAACCTCAGGCAACTTGAAAATATTCCACGTGTCAATTGGGAACAGTTGATTGAAGAAGACCTTATCTTCATTAGCTAAACTAGACATAGTGTTATTAATAAGATAGATGCTGTCCCCAGAAGAGCTGCTTCTATTTAAAGCAGTTAAAGACGAGCAAGACCGTCAAGACGCAATGAATCAAGGAGGAACGGTAGGTGGTATCGGCGGTGCTGCTTTGGGTGCTCTTGGGGGAACTATTCCTCATTCATTAGGAAATGCAATTAATAAACTTAAAGGAACTAGACCCAAAACCATTGCACGTACCCTAAAGCCTGGATACAGAATGGCAGGTGGTCTGACAGGACTTATTCTTGGTGGTGGCCTGGGTGCAGGTATGGCAGCAATGATGAAAAAAGATTCTGATGCAGGTCAGCTTCTTGGAAAGATCCAGGCTCAAGGCGGAGAGATGGATGAAATGGATCAGATGCAACTAAGTAGATTGCTTGGAGATATGTATAACAGCCCATCGCAATTTATGTAATGGAACTAGACGATTATCTGAAATCTAAAATTAGATTCCATCTGGGCTACAACAGTGGAGCACAAATGCCTGCTGGCGATAGAGCACGCCTAGAAGAAGCTATGTCACTGGTTCCCGATGAACTGTGGCAAAGTCAAATCGTATATCACATCAAACGTTGTGATAACGCTTGGACAGTTTCCGCATACTTCCCAGACGATATAAACGAAACCGGTGGTTCTGGCATCGTCAACTTTTCACGTCAGGAAATAATTTCAGGAGACGTGCAACGGACGATTTCACAATCTGATCCGCTAAAAGGCGACGAATATTTCCGTGAAATTTATCTCCGTGAATGTGACCGATTAGCCGAAACTTTATACGTTGCAAATTATCGTCGTCCAGAAGTTCGTCGGTATGCATTTGATAGATCAGGGTCTGAGTTTATTATGGCAGTTCCTGGACCAGCAGATACAGCAGTTGGTTCGAGAATTACGCTTAGTCAAGAGTGGCGATAACTGTAGAATAGTTTTAGGAAACATCATTCATAGTTATGCATCACGTTACTTCTCACGGTGCTCCTAAAATCACTATGGATAGCAAAGAGCGTGACTATCAAGAACGCCTTCGCCAAGCCACAGCTCAAAGCGATGGCAATCCAAACGTGATGGGAGTACAAGCTTCAGCTCAGACTAGCAATGTGCAGAATGCTCCAACAGAGCCTCCTGTAAATAAGACCGCTGATGTTGCATTGGGTACTTCAATGACTCAGCAAGCTCAAGAAAATCCTGATCAGTTTCAAACAGAAGCATTGGACAGGCGTCTAGCTATGTATACTCAAGCCGCTAGCAACGCTGGATATAGCTTGAACGATCGCGCTAATACAGGGAGTATCTGACAATGGCTAAAGATAAGAAAGAAAATGCAATGATGTTGGATCCGAATCGGTTCAAGATTGCACAACAGAACTCTGTGATGCCAGGTGGTCCGCCAAACCAGCAAAACAATCCGATGAATGTCACTAGTTTTGGTCAGCAGTCAGCTAGCCCAAACGGTATTAGCCAGCATCCATATGGTGATACAGGAAATCAATATGCACAGATGGGTGCAGATGTATTGAATCCTGCAATGGTTAATCGTTCAAACCTTCCTCAGAATATGCCGATGGGTCGAGGCCAAAATGCTGCAGCACCCTTTGGTATGCAAATGCAGCCTAGTGGTAACGCACAGGAGCCGATGGAAGGCATGCGTCTGGGTGGTGAAGCAGCAGCAAAAGGTCTGACAGCAAACCCCTTTATGGGAGTCACTGGCAGTGCTGCGCTAATGCCTGGTGCTATGGACCCCACCATTCCTGGCAGTAGCTCACCTCTTGGGGCTATGCCAACAATGCAGCAAGTTGTAGGCGGAGAAATGATTCCTGGATCTACTCCTCAGAAAATTCAAAAGAAAGGTAAGAAGTAATGGCAACAACCGCAACTAATAAGCAACCTCTGCTTATCGACCGTGTATTTCATAGCGCTGTCGAAGGTAATACTCTGACGTCTGGTTCTGATAGCTCCCTCGATATTCTGGGAACTAACCAGTCTTCTGTACTGGTTGACTGCACGTCTAATGATGGGGGCATCGTTGAAGACCTATATACCATTTCACGTACAGGAGCAAGCGCTACTTATAAAGTCTTGTTTTATCTGAGCAGCTCATTGGACTATCTGCGACCAGGTGAAGGTGTATACGTTGGACAGCTAGATACAGACACAACAGCTGGCACAAAAGTTTCAGCTGATTTGTTTAGTATTCTCGCGCCTGTTCCTCACGTAGGTAGCAGCGCACAAAGTAAAGCACTGTACGTGCCTAAAGGTAAAGCACTGTGGTGCACACTTCAGCTGTCTGGTCCTAACAGTACAAGCGATACACCCATCATTGGAGCTCAAGGCGGGTTCTATTGATGCCTAGAAAGAAGAACGGATACGGCAACTTTGGCGTCTCTGGCTTCAACGGTATTAGTAAGTCGGTCAATAGAGGCAAAGGTTCAAAGGCGCTTGGGCGATATCCGTCTGAGCGTCGTTTTGGTTCGACCATACAGAGATCGGCTATTGAACAATTCAATATTGATAGCACTTGGCAGAAGTGGCGTAAAGGATTGGAATACTATTTCCAAGGTGCGTATTTAGACTTTAATAAAACTGAAGCAGTTCTATATCAGGGAACTGACTACGAAATACCTGTAACATTTGACGGATATAGATTTGCGACTAAAAACTCTGATAGTAGGACGCATTACTGCATTCATAGAACTATTGATCAAAATAGACAGCTTGGTTTTATTAGTGAACTAGAAATAAGTACAGCTGCATACCCGGAACAATATAAAAACAGAGAAATCCATGCAAAGGTGATTGCAAC